TGTATGATGTAAAAGATGAGCGTGTTGTATTCCCGATACACTACAAGGGACGTATAGTAGATGCTAATGGACGTGCGGTAGGCAATAAGTTGCCCAAGTGGTATCGCTACACAGGTAAGGCAGACTACTACACTGTAGGGACGGGTTCAACACTTCTAGTATTAGAGGATTGTGTGTCAGCTATGGTTGCTTATCAGGAGTTCCCTAACGTGACAGCCATGGCTATCCTAGGCACAGCCCTTACGTCTGCACATATGGATAAAATAAGCCAGTATGACAATGTTATTGTAGCACTAGATCCTGATGCAGCACACAAGACCTTGCAGTTTAGCAGAGAGATAGCACTATGGACCAATGCAAATTGTTTAGCCTTCAGGCTTGACGATGACATCAAATATAGGCTAACTGATGACCTAGAACGATTAAAGGAATTACTATCATGAACGATCTTAAAGATTTTCTTAAAGAGATGGGCCTAGAGAGTGTCCACCCTAAGCCCAGCGCAGAGAAGCCTGACTATATTCAGCCAGGTTATTATGTAGATCCACGAAACAAATACGGTGAGGTTCCATTCTGATGATTAGTGCGAACCAACTAGAACTGTTTGAAAAGGTTGTACAGTATTACGAAGATGGACTTGAGTGTAATAACTGTGGTGTAGTACAGCCTGTTGAGAACTTTCAGCACATGGTATCAGGTGAGATAAAAAGAAAGTGCCGCACTTGTGCTAGGGAGCAATCCAATCTGGTTAGTTATTTAAAGAAGTTGCACCCGTATCCTGACGACAGTTACACTTGTCCCATATGTGATCGCAGCATTGATGAGATAGGAAAGAAGGGACAGAAGAGATTACAGAATTGGGTACTTGATCACTGCCACGATACAGAAACGTATAGAGGTTGGCTGTGTCATCATTGCAATACAGGACTGGGTGCATTCAAAGATGACATCAATAGAATTAGAAATGCCGTAGCGTACCTACAAAACCATGAGGAGATAGCACATGATTAAAGCAACCTATATACATCATTGCGGATCAGATTTAACAACAGCCAACGCTGCACGGGTCAGCTTTGGTAAGACATCTGAGATGGAAGACGATCTGTGGGGGCCACCAAAGCTCAAGGCTAAGGATGATAAGCTGATCCGTTATCTTGCCAAGCACAAACACATCAGTCCATTTGGGCATTGCTTTGCCAGCTTCCACGTCAAGGCTCCAATCTTTGTAGCACGGCAGCTAGTCAAGCATAAGTTCTTGAGATGGAACGAAATATCCAGGCGCTACACAACTGAAAATATTGAGTTTTATACTCCAGAGGTATGGCGTGGTAAGTCGGCGGATAAGAAGCAGGGGTCTGAGGGTGTCGTTGATGTAGGTGACTGGGGTGATACTAACTGGGCATGTCTAAAAGCCTACAACGATCTTCTTGAGCATGGTGTAGCACCAGAGCAAGCCCGTATGGTACTGCCACAGTCTACTATGACTGAGTGGTACTGGTCAGGTAGCCTAGATGCCTTCGCTGATATGTGTAACCTGCGCTGCAAGACTGACACACAGGCAGAGACACGCATTGTAGCTGACCAGATCAGTGAGAAGATGAAAGAGTTGTTCCCTGTGTCGTGGGGGGCTTTGACAGATGCCTAAACTATATGACTTAGAGCCAATGATAATGGACTGTTGGCATGTATGCGATGACCTTCAGGTTATCTTCAAACAGATAGGTGATGGTGAGCGTGACCCTACACAAGACGAACTGATGAACGCCTTGCTTGGTATGCAACAAGTGTACCAGTGGAAGTTTGAGCAGTTGTTCAACAAGTATGAGGAGGTACTCCGTGACAGACAATGAGTGGCCTTTAGAGGCAGACTTTAGTGACATAAGACCTATGACACCAGAGGAACGTAAGGCATCCCAAGAACGTGATGAAAAGAACGGAGCTAAGAAGAATGATAAATAGTCAGTGGAAGAAATTAATAGCGGAAGAAGAAGCATTTAAGGAGACGGTATTGTCTGAACATAATAGAATAGAACCTCCTGTTACGGCAACAGATAACGTGAACAGCCCAGCGCACTATGGTAAAGGTAAGATAGAATGTATTGATTACATTGAAGACTTCCTAACCAAGGAGGAATACATAGGCTACCTGCGTGGTAACATAGCTAAGTACCTACACCGCTGGCGTTACAAGAACAAGCAAGAGGATCTACTCAAGTCACAGTGGTACTTGGATCGTCTGATAAAGCTAAATGGAAAGGATAAGACATGATACCTGTAGGTCAATTACGTTTGTTACTCACCAAGGCAGGGCTTGAGTATGTCATCACCCGTGTGGAAGGTAACGTAGCTCACGTTAACATTCTTGTAGCGGAGCAACCTGATGTACACAGTTGAGTTTGAATCAGACGCTGCTGTAATCACAACCCTAGACCAGGGTGACATGCACGAGGATGTGGAAGTCATCTTAGGTGATGATGGTGATGTATATATCCGACAGTTTGAACCAGACATGGACGCATACCAGATGATTGTCATGAGCCATCAGCAACTCATTGATATTATGGCAGCATACAACAGTAAAGAAGGGGCTTTCTACATAACATTTGACAGGCCACAGGTATGAATGAACTAGGACAAGGGTTTTTCGCTGGCGTATTCGCAATGTATGTGTTAGCCCTACCCTTACTATACCATATGGTAGAGCCAGAGGATGAGGAGATGGATAACTCTGGCCCTATCAAGTTTGCTTTCCTGTGGCCTTTGATTGCACTGGAAGTATTATACCGTATCTTTGTAGGAGAGAAAGACAATGATGGAACTGGCACTAATTAAGACGTTACTTAACCGTGACTTCTATGAACAACATAAGGGCATTCGCTGCCCTGATAAGATCTTCACTAAGGATGTACGCAAGATCAAGCAGGCACTAGATGCTGCTATGCGTAAATATGAGGGTGATCTAAACACATCAGACTTAGAGGCCTTGTTCTACTCACAGAACCAGACGATGACAACTGCCACTAAGACTGCCTATGAGGATCTCTTTCGCAAGATAAATAAAGAAGACACTATCAAAGAGGATATTGCTACAGATGTACTTGGCAGCATGTTTCAGCAGTATGTAGGCGAACAGGTAGCCAACCTAGGCTTTGACTTCGTTAACGGCACACAGACCAGCCTAGAGCCGCTCAGACGTATGCTTGAGAACTACAAGGATGACTTCACTCCCAACCTTCGCATTGAGTGGGAAGACATTAGTATCGACACACTACTCAAAGCAAACGATCTACAGACACAGTGGAAGTTTAACATACCAAGCCTACGCCGTAAGGTAGAGGGTGTCAGTGGTGGTCACTTACTGTTGGTAGGCGCACGTCCTAACACAGGTAAGACATCCTTCCATGCCTCTCTCATTGCTGGACCAGAGGGCTGGGCGCACCAAGGCGCTAAGTGTGTTGTGCTATGTAATGAGGAAGCGTATGAGCGTGTAGGAGCACGTTACTTGAGTGCCGCCTCTAACATGTCCATGGATGAGGTTAAGGCTAACGTAGCCCTCGCACGTAGCCGCTACGATCCTGTCAGGAAGAACATTCGCATCAAGGACAGCACCAACAAGGATATGCAGTGGGTTGAGTCTCTGGTTAAGCAAGAGAAGCCAGACATACTGATCCTGGACATGGGTGACAAGTTCGCTAGTAAGACAAGTGACAAGTCAGATGTGTATCTCAAGGATGCAGCTATCTATGCTCGTAACATTGCTAAGCAATACAACTGTTGTGTTGTATGGATGTCACAGCTGAGTGCTGTAGCAGAGGGTAAGGTATATGTAGACCAATCCATGATGGAAGGCAGTAAGACAGGTAAAGCAGCAGAGGCAGATCTTATGGTTCTGATCTCTAAGAACCCCATTGTTGAGGGAGCAGACGAGGAAGACACACAACGGCACTTGAATATAGCTAAGAATAAGCTTAAGGGTGGTTGGCACGGTGTAGTACACTGTGAGTTAGACGGGGCGAGATCCCTATATCAAGCCTAGAGGAGAGAGAGATGAGACTTGTACTAGACGTTGAGAACACAACAAACAGGCGTAGGGATAAGCTACACCTAGACCCATATGAGGAGGGTAACTTCCTCGTGCAAGTCGGTATGCAGAACGCAGATAATCACGAAGAGTTACACATTGTAACATTAGATCACGTTGAGAAGAAAGACACTAGTGGTGCTGGGCGTAAGCTTATCCAGCAGATCTTAGACATGACTACTCTTCTCATCATGCACAATGCGCAGCACGATCTGATGTGGCTATGGGAATGTGGCTTTAAGTATGACGGGCCTATCTATGACACCATGCTTGCAGAGTATATCCTACTGCGTGGTCAGAAGGAGCCGTTAAGCTTAGAAGCATGTGCAGAGAGACGCAACCTTAACGCTCAGAAGGATGACACCCTTAAGCGTTACTTTAAGGAAGGGTATAATACAAATGAGATTCCTCTCAGTGAGCTTTGCTTTTATCTTAGGTGCGATCTCGACACAACTCGTGAGTTGTTCCACAGCATTGAGGCCGACTACGGTGAACCCGATTCAGCCAGTCTACATACCGTTAGAAACGTTACCTTCAGAACCTGTCAAACCCTTACCCGAATGTACATGTCAGGAATCAGGGTGGATCGTACAGCCTTAGATGATGTACGCTTACAGTTTGAACGTGAGAAGGCAGACATTGAGGATCGACTACAGCATAAGGTGCGTGAGATCATGGGTGACACACCTATCAATCTTAACTCACCAGAGCAGATTTCTCAGGTTGTCTTCTCTCGTAAGGTTAACAACAAGAAAGAATGGGCTGAAATCTTTCATCGACAGTCGAGTTTGCGAGAACAATATGGGCTTCATCAGCCTAAGCTTTTTAAGGCAGCGGTAGATCAGAACAGTACTATCATCAAACGTACCAAGGCTTTCACATGTCCTACCTGTTCTGGCGCTGGAAAGACGTACAAAATAAAGAAGGATGGCACTAAGTTTACCAAACCTAACAAATGTAAGGACTGTGATGCTCGTGGGTATGGCCTGAAAGAGATTAACATCATGGCAGGTCTAGGGTTTGGTGCGCCTAATGTTTCTTGGGTAAGTGCTAACGGGTTTAGTACAGGGAAGGATAACTTAGATGTACTTGTGGGAACTGCTAAAACGAACAACATGGATGCTGCTGTTGAGTTTCTTACTGACCTTAAGCGTCTTTCTGCTGTTAGTAGCTACCTCTCTAGTTTTGTGGAGGGTATCGACACCTTCACCAAGTCAGACGGTTTCCTGCATGTGGGACTCACCCAACACATTACTGCAACAGGACGTTTTAGTGGAAGAAATCCCAACATGCAAAACATGCCAAGAGGCGGGACTTTTCCCGTAAAGAGGGTGTTTGTGTCTCGCTGGGATGGCGGCTACATCTGTGAGGCTGACTTTGCACAGCTAGAGTTTAGGACTGCTGCATACCTAGCCCAGGATGAGATTGCTATGGAGGAGATCAACACAGGGTTTGATGTTCACAGTTACACAGCTAAGGTTATCTCTGACGCAGGTCAGCCTACGACACGCCAGCAGGCAAAGGAACACACTTTTGCACCCCTCTTCGGGGCTACAGGTTATGGCAGATCTAAGGCAGAGGAAGCCTACTACATCCACTTCAATGAGAAGTATCAGGGTGTAGCTAACTGGCACAAGAACTTGGCTGATGAAGCTGTACGGTTTAACAAGATTACTAATGTGTCAGGGCGGCAGTACGCATTCCCTGATGTTAAGCGCAACGCTCGTGGTGGTGTATCACACTTCACCATGATTAAGAACTATCCAGTGCAGGGTTTTGCTACTGGTGATGTTGTTCCTGTAGTGCTAATTGAACTGGAGGAGCGGTTGAAGGGGCTACAATCTTGCTTAGTGAATACTGTTCACGACTCAACGGTTATAGACATTCACCCAGAGGAGAAGGAGACAGTGTTAAGCATTATAGAAGACATGAATGAGGGCTTGACAGACTTAATTGAGAAAGCCTATAACGTAAAAATGAACGTGCCTCTATTATTAGAATCTAAAATCGGGACTAATTGGCTTGACGTAACAGATGTATGAGGTATAACTAAGACTCTTTTTGACTGTAGTAAAGGATATACAGATGAGTACAGAACTAGCAACAACAGGTTCATTAGACCCATTAGCAGAGCTGATTGGTGAACCTAAACCACAGACACAATCACGATCTTCTCTGGCTCGTGTTAGCATGTTGAGTACAGCCATTAAAGGCGAGATTGAGCTTGGCGGTAAGAAGATCAAGACAGACGTTGTACCTGTTGGGTCTTACAAGATCACACTTGGTGATGATGTCTTCTATGCAGAAAGCGTAGAGGTTCGTATAATCACGCATCGCTTTCAGTTTCAGCGGTGGAATGCTTCATCTAATGAGATGGAGAAGTCCGTTATGAGTAGTTCTACTCACAGCGACTTAAAGGATAGCACTGGTGGCTTTAACTTAGGCCGTCCCTCTGGTTACATTAAGGATTGGAACGCACTACCTGAAGCTACTAAGGAGATTATTCGCTCAGCTAAACGTGTGAAGATCTTCATGGGTACACTTACAGTTAAGGCTCCTCTTGATGATGCAGGACAACCTACCGCTGGTGAGTATGTTGATATTCCATTCGTTATGGATGTTAAAAATAACGATAGCCTCAAGAGCCTTGCAGCTACTGAAAAAGCTATTGAACGTAAGAACGTCAAAACTCACATGGCTAAGGTTATCCTTAGTGGTGCAGAGACTTCTATTCCTACAGGTGCTACCTATGGCTACGTTACTTCTTCTGTAGGAGAGATTGTACAGGAGTCAGACGAAGACACTGCAGCTATGAGGAAAGTAGCTTCAGACTTCTTGGATTATGTCAGATACTCAAATGGTAAGATCATGGATCTACACACTGAGCGTTCCAATAAAAGTATGAGCAAGGAAGATGCAGCACTTGTAGGTTCTATTATTGATGTAGAAGAGGCACCATACTAATGGCTCATCCTGCAGAGATAGCTGTTTTCTCTTTCTTGCAGAAGGCTATGGCTGGTGAGACTACTATGACAGAGGAGGTGGCTAAACAAGTCGCCTCCGATGTTGAGGCTGCTTTGTATAAGCAATTCTCAGGTGGTCTTCGTGATGATTTTCGCTTACGGATGTCTAATGTCGGTAGGCCTAAGTGTCAGCTATGGTTTGACAAGAATGACCCAGAAGACAAGACACCATTCCCTCCACACTTCCTGATGAACATGATCCTTGGCGATATAGTTGAGGCTGTGTTCAAGGGTGTCCTACGTTCAGCAGGCATAGAGTTTGGGGATAACAAGCGTGTCACACTCAAGTTACCTCATGGTCAGGAGATCAAGGGTGAGTATGACATGGAGATGGATGGACGCATTGACGATGTTAAGTCTGCCTCACCTTGGTCTTACGATAACAAGTTTGCATCCTTTGGTTCACTAGCCTACAAGGACGGCTTTGGCTACGTGGCACAGCTTGTGGGCTACGCAGAGGCCGCTGGAAAGGATGTAGGTGGATGGTGGGTAGTCAACAAAGCAAATGGTCAATTCAAGTATGTAGACGCCTCTGAGGATGTAGACAAGGAAGCAGTTCTAGCCGACATTCAAGCTACCGTAGACTACATTGATAACGATGAACCGTTTGAGCGTTGCTTTGAGCCAGTAGAGGAATCCTTCTACCGTAAGAAGACAGGTAACTGGGTGCTACCTGATGACTGTAAATTCTGCAGCTTTAAACATAAGTGTCATGACACCTTTGAGACACGTCCAAGTATCCCTAGTAAATCTAAGAACCCACAACTTGTGGACTACACATTCATAGCAGAGGAATACCTGAATGGCTAAGATTAAAATTAACGAAACAGACTACTACACTGATGACTTTAACGAGGATCAGATGAAGATGTATAACGAAATACAGATTGCGTCTTCTGAGATGGATCGTATAGCTTATATGCATCAGGTACTAACAGCACGGCGTGAGAACCTAGCTGGTATGATTGTAGAGGCAGCAAAAGAACCCCAGGTTGATGATGCCAAAGACGAACCGGAGGCATAACTCTAGAACGTATCGCAGTGGCCTTGAAGTTGAGGCTGCTGCATACCTCAAGGATAGGCAGAAGATTGTAGCCTATGAAAAGCTAAAGATAGAGTGGGAGGATCTAAAGTATCGTACATACACACCCGACTTTGAGCTAGACAACGGCATAATAATTGAGCTGAAGGGGTTGTTTTCTGCTGCAGATAGACGTAAACATATAGAGATACAGCGTCAGCATCCTACACTAGATATTCGTTTTGTATTTAGTAATGCTAATTCAAGGCTTTACAAAGGAGCCAAGAGTAGGTACTGCGATTGGTGCGATCAAAAGGGTTTCCTCTGGGCTAATCGTGTGATACCAGAAGAGTGGCTCAAAGAGAAAGGCAAGCGAATGAAAGAGCAACGTGTCAAAGTTAAGAGGAGAGAGT